ATATAAGGAAGAATATTTAAAAAGGGAAAGTATATATATAAGGAAGAATATTTAAAAAGGGAAAGTATATATATAAGGAAGAATATTTAAAAAGGGAACCTTTAAGATTCCCTAGGTCAAAAAGTGTCCTAGGGAACCTTTAAGTTTACCCAGGACTCGAAACCTGTGACCTAGAAGACGACTACTGAATAGGAAAATAGAAAATAGAAAATAGAATCCAATCCTGCATAACATCCTGTTATAACTAGATTATCTGGATCCAATAATCATTCTCACCTGCCACTTATTCAGTTATAACTCATATCTAGCTTATATCTATCAATAAAAAAAAACTTTACACACAAAAAAACTTAAAATATAATAACGTGTAATAAACTAAGATTCCCTAGGTCAAAAAGTGTCCTAGGGAATAACTACCTAACTACCTACCCAATAAAAGGAGAATGCTATGTCCGAGACAACTAAGACAACTAAACTGGAATTGGCCATTTATATGACAGGCCTTCGTTATGATGAAGGCCTGCGACTGACTCCGTATAAGGTCTCCAATGGTCCTTGGGCCATTGGATATGGCCATAAATTAACTCCAGAAGAGCTTAGGCGTGTGAAACAGATCACGCTAGAGCAGGCGGAAAAGCTGCTACTAGAGGACACAGTAGCAGCTATTTGTGATGCTCGAGTGGTATGTGGAAGTGAATGTTTTAATGTACTTTCACTACCACGGAAGAGTGTCCTAGTAAATATGGCGTTCCATCTGGGACGTCATAGGCTAAAGAAACTTAAGAAATTTTTGGCGGCATTGAATAAATATGACTATGATGCCGCTACCGCCGAAATGATAAAATCCAAGTGGCTTCGACAAACAGGTGCTAGAGCCCGACGACTGATCGGGCTGATGCAACATGAATCAGATATTTCGTTAAGGTGAGGCCCTGCCCGCCTCACGTCGTCTCAATCCCTTATTCGTCAGGTCATCTATTCCGTTTTATGAGAATCAGATCTACTTGATAATGACTCTTAAATATAATTTCTCTGTCCGACCATTTTAAACTTGATTTTGACCGAGAAATGTACTAAAATACTCGTTACGTACTGAATGAACTAATCTAAACCACAAAACAAAGGAAAGGATTTCAAATGAAAGAAACAATTAAAGTATCGACAGGAAAGATAAAAGGATCTGATGGAAATCCTGTATCGATTTCCATCGAGTACGACTTCGGAGATAACCTTGCGGACGCAATAAAAAAGTACGGCGAGGTCGTCGTCTTCGATCTGTACAAGGCAGCGGCGAGCATTCGAGTGCAGAATGTTGCCAGGACTGCCTTGCTCAACAACAAGACCCCTGACGAGGCCGTTAAACTGGCCGAAAAGTACGTACTGGGGACCTCTTTTTCCACGGGTCCTCGAGATCCTGTGCGTACTGCCGTTTCGGCAGTAAGCAAAATGAGCCCAGAGGAAGAAAAGAAGTTTATCCTCGAGCTTAAAGAGCGTGCTAAAGCTCTGGGGATAAAACTTAACTAACGTAAAAAAGCCCTACAATCTTTTTATGGGGTTGTAGGGCTTTTTTGGTCTTCGTTTTACCACAAATTTGTGTTTTTGTATTTCCTTCCTTACTAGGATCCACTACCATGAAAAAAACTGGTTTTACTGCAACGATAGAGCTCGTTGTACGATGTAATACGTGCCAATCCATTCTTTATGATGAGCATATAGTAAAGGAAAGTCAAATCATTTGGCTTAAGCCTTGTACTACGTGTATTGCATCTGCTATGGACGTAATACAAGACAATAAAAGAGAAGAATAGAAAAAAGGATACTATATGCTAATTACCCTGTTGCTTATGGACATTTTTCTCTATTGTCTTTCCCTGTTGCTTTCGGTTTGCTTATTCTCTTTGACAGGCTAGGTCAAAAAGTGTCCTAGGCAAAATTAAGAAAGTGGGAAAAAATGAAAGTATACATAACAAACAAGAGTGCCCATAACTATTCTGACGCAAAGCGTTATGGGGAGCTCGTATTTCTTTCTGAGGGAGCCATTAACAAATATAATACATCTCAAATGGTCCGGCAATTTGAGGAAGTGTTTAAGGATTCTTTGCCGGACGATTATTTTTTGCCTACATCTCTTAATATTATGAACTGTATAGCCTCGGCTCTGCTTGCTATACATCACAGGAAGGTTAATTTTCTGTTGTACTCAAGTAAGGGATACGTAGTACGGCAGATAGATTTTACTAACAGTATAGAAGAAAAGGGGTAGCAAATGACAGTCATGAAGAGGGTTGTTGTGGTGTTGAACGAGAATCACAAGCTGTTCCCGGAACAAGTGGACCTGCTCAACGACAGGTTTGGCCCCATGAGTTGGGGGATTTTAACAGTCCCACCTGATGGGTGGAATCTATCGGAGATCAGCGATTGGGTGGCCACGTTTAAGCCACCCAGCTGTTATGATCTTGTCATTGCTTCACCGATCCCCTCGCTGTTGGTCAAGTTGGCCAACAGCCGGGAGGAGGTACGACCCTTGCTTTGGGCCTTCCATAACGACCAGCGGATCTCGAAAGAGGTCCCTGACGGCAAGGGAGGGGTAAGACTGATAAAGACAGTCTCGCCCACGGGGTGGAAGTTAATTTGTTAAAATATAAAACCAGTGCGCATTCTTGTGCACTAAGGCATCATTTAACTTTGCCTAGGACACTTTCTGACCTAGGCAAACTAAATATCTAAGGGGGTATACATGAGAAAAGTCCGAAGGGGCTTAAACGTTCAAGGGTACGTAAGCCCCGTTCTGGTGGCAAGGGTACACGAACAACTTGTCGCCAGAGGATTGTTGGTTCGAGCTAACTCTTATTCAGAAATAATAAGAGTTAGTTTGGAGATAACTTTGGGCTTACTTTCGAGTAAGCCCCAACCAGAAGTAGTGTCTACCATTACTTCTGTTAGCTCGGCTTTAGGTTACCTCCGGGCTAATGGTCTGTCTGTGGCTCAAATGTCAGATAAAACCAGACAGCGGGCCCTGCATGACGAGCTCGCAGAGGAATATAGACATTACGAATTTCCTTCGCAGTCGTCATCTGATGTACCACTTGTAGCTGAACCTACACCCGAGCCCGACTATGTTCTAGATATTGATGTGGAAGAATATTTAAAAAAGATCATGTCCATTAAAACTTACTCATAAGAAAGGGTTGAGCATGACATCCGAAGAAAAAAAGTACATAATTATGCAATATATGGAAATCCCCCCACCTGTGGATCTATTGTTTAGTCTAGTAAACGATTATTCACCTGATGTAACTATAGCAGCAGATTCATTTGCGTATGCCAATGAATTATACGAAGATTAAAAAGGAGACAGGTATGAAGAATCGTGTAAACCCCGAGATCAAAAGGGCAATTTACGAGTATGTATCAGAAATCCCTTACACTGCTCCTCAGACTACAGCAGAAATAAGGGACGGTCTGAGGTTAAACGTAAGGCCTCATACGTACTCTATCGCATTATGTGAACTGGTACAGGAGGGTCTAATCACAAGACCCGCTTATAACAGGTACCACATGTACAAGAAGGGCATTCCCACTGTTACAGCAAAAAAACCCAAACCTAACCCCATAAAAACAAAAAATAAAAAAGTCGTAATGGGTCTAAAGGAAATAAAAGAGGCATTAGATTGGTTATTTGACGTGTAATAGACTAGCTTCTAAGGCATAAACTAAGATTCCCTAGGTCAATCAGTATAGAAGAAAAGGAAAAATCCCATGACAACGACTCAGACTCAGACTCAGACTCAAACTCAGTATAATAGTAACATTGACACAACTAAGCTTAGTACTTTCGTTGATTGCCCACGAAAGTACTTTTTCGAGTATGAGTTGGGGTGGCGACCCGAGTTGACTGACCATAACCTGATTTTTGGTGAGGCATGGCATGCGGCACTCGCAACCCTCTATCAGATAGGAAATGAGCCACTTGGAGGAATGGCTCCTATTGATATTGCGTACGTGAGTTTCTTGGATGTGTATCGTCAGCATTTCCAGGAACACACGGATGATATGTACGCACCTAAGTCGCCGTATCTTGCGTATGAGGCTCTTCAAAACTATATAGACGTATATTTTTCCAAGGATGTCACGACCTATGAGGTACAGCACATTGAAGCAGTTGGATATGTGTCCATCGAACTCATAGGAGAAGAACCAAGAGATCCTGCAAAGTTATACTTCCGACAGGATCTTATAGCTAGAAATCGTAATGATGGAACAATCGTCAGCATAGAACACAAAACAGCTGGACGCGCTGATAGGAAATGGTATCAGCAGTGGCAGCTGAGTTTACAAGTTGGTACTTATACACATGCTCTATATTTTCTGTACAAGTTAGCCGATGTGTACGGCGTCTTGATTAACGGCGCAGTATTTAATAAAAAAGGTCCGGAACTTATCAGAATCCCTTGCGTAAAAATACTTCCTCAGATGTACTCGTGGTACGAGACAGTAAGATATTACCTGACTGCCTTGCACCACGAAAAACAGGTTCTTTCGCAGTGCGCTGAAGGTGATTCATATCTGAGAGCATTTCCTATGAACCCCAACAGCTGTACTAAATATTTTAGCTGCCGGTATCATGATTTCTGTTGCGCATGGTCTAATCCACTACGCTATGCGCATGAGCCTCCGTTAGGATTTAAGGTTGATTTCTGGAACCCGGCTGATCAGCCAAAAAAACAAACCATTGATATTATAGGAAAGATGATATATGAATAAAAAAATACTTAGTCCAGAAACACAAAAAGAATTAGAAATGCTCTCGTCTATCTACAACAAAGATGTTCGTTCTAGTTCGTTTCGGGCAATAATTCTAGGCGAAAGCGGAACAGGCAAAACTTACATGCTACGCACCTGTCCTCCTCCTGTTCATGTTGACTCATTTGACCCAGGAGGCACACAATCTCTTGATGACGCAATCGCAAGAGGTACAGTATTTGCTGATACTCGTTTTGAGGTGGACAATCCTAAGATACCTTCAGCATTTGATCTCTTCGACCAAGAGTTCCACCGAAGAAAAGCAGCAGGTTATTTTGCGGAGATAGGTACCTATTGCCTTGATTCTCTTACTACGTTGGCAAAGGCAGCTTTACTAAAGATTCTTAAGCTTAAGGGCCGTCCTGGCGGAGTACCTCAGCAAGATGACTGGCTCCCGCAAATGACTCTGATAGAAAACGTTATTCAAGAGATCTCTTCCCTGCCTTGTAATGTTATCGTCACAGGACATCTAGATATTAAGGAAGACGCAGTAACCAAACAACTTCTAATGCGACCCATGATAACAGGCAAGCTTACTACTCGCATACCGTTATTGTTTAGTGAGATTTATGTGGCGGAGGCGAAAGATACCTCTAAAGGTATCTACTACTCACTTCTCACACAATCAACTGGCCGGTACCTGGCGCGTACCAGGCTGGGGAAAGGGGGAATATTTCAAATAAGAGAAGAACCAAATATAACAAATTTACTTGAGAAAGCAAAAAAGGCACTTGAAACTACTAACTCAAACGAAAAGGAAACTACAGATGAGTAAAACCAAAAACACGAATGATTCCGCTCCCTTCGATACTTTTGAGGACCTTACATCATTTGTTCCCAATTTTGATGATGTTTATGATGAAGTAGTGCTTCCTGTGGGAACAGAGGCCAAAATTCAAATTGTCAGCGTTGACACAGGAACAGACAAGAACGGAGGTACGTACTGGAGGCTCCGTTGCGAGATTTTGGATCAGCCCACGGCAAAAGACATAACTACGTTTATTTCTTTTCCTGGGCCTTCCGATGACGCGAAGCGCGTCAATCGTAAGAAGTTGTCCCTTATGCGTGTGATGCAGTCTCTCAAAATGGACCTGACCAAGCCCTTTAGCCAGTCTGATCTGATTGGGCTAACTGCTTGGGTTATTTTAGGTATCCAGTCTTCAGATGAGTACGGAGATCAGAACATTATCAAAAGATGGCTGTAGCTGAGTGTTCTAATAATAGCTTTGTAGGAACTTAATTAAGATTGCCTAGGACACTTTTTGTCCTAGGCAATCTTAATAAAAAAGGGAGACTAAATGAGAAAGTTCCTTTGTAAAGAATGTGGATTCTTTTTTGTATGTGATGATTGCTATGATGAGCTTTTTCTGTGCTGTCCAAAGTGTGGTACAGTTCTCCAAAGTCATCCTATCACTCGAAATTGTCCTGAGTGTTAACTAGGAGTACGACTATGTCTTTACCTTACCGACCGAGGCTTTCAGTAGAAATAAGTGTAGAGCAGTTTAAAGCTCTACAAGTAATTCCTCATGGCCTAAAAAAACCTCTATTTTTGGTAATAATAAACAACCTTATAAACCTTCTGTCTGAGCCAGACACACGGCACAAAGTAATTACGGCAATAGTAAACGAACAATTTAACTTACCTAGAGAAATCTTCGAAGAGATTATAATAAAGGAGCCTTAAATGGCAATGCTTAAGGACTTGGTTCCTTTCTTTTCGTCTTTATCCACCGAAGACCAGCTAGCTTTAATTTCTGACATACGATTCCAACGTCACACATATACAGAGACCAAAAAAACCACAATAAAGAAAAAAGAGAAAAAGATTACCTTGGTGTCCTCTGGTTCTGATCTTATGGCTTTAGTGGATAATTTATCACCAGATGAAATACGAAAACTATTAGGAGTATTCGATAATGTCGAAAGAAACACCTAACAACCAGGCTTCTAATCTTGCGAGTTCTCCTGGACCCTTAGGCTTAGTTCCAAAATTACTGGATCCTAAGGATATTGACTTTGGTAATAGGTGCCGAAGTGATTATGATGATCAAGGAGAACTATTAAAATCCATAAAAGAACACGGGATACTTCAAAGTATACTTGTGTTAGAAAGACCTAATCAGAACTATTTGCTTCTTGCTGGGGGTAGACGACTAAAAATAGCCTTGGATTTGGGTTTACCTACTATTCCAGCACTAGTATCTACCATTGAAATGGATGAGTATACTATCCGTGTTTGCGAGTTAGTTGAAAACATCCATCGAAAAGATTTTACCTTCACGGAGGAATTAAAGATAAAACAAAAAATCCACGAATTAATGATCCAAAAACATGGTATTAGACTGGCAGGAAGCCAGGAAAAAACTGGATGGACAAAACAAAACACTGCTGAGTTATTGGGAGTAAGTAAATCATCCATAATAAGTGACCTCCGATTAGCTAATGTTATAGAAGCAGTACCAGAAGTATTTACTGACGTAAAAACTAAGTCGGAGGCAAAAAAAGTCCTGGAAAAACTGGTAAGAAAAATAACAATTGCAGATAAGGCAGCTGAATTTGAGAAACGTACCTCTGATCTTCCCAAAAATAACTTAGTTAATTCTTATTTGGTTCATGATTTCTTTGAGGGAATCAAAACCATTCACGATAACAGCTTTGATTTTGCTGAAATAGATCCACCTTATGATATGGACCTAAAAGCCCTTCGCAAGGATAATGGTTTTTCTTCTTTGTACGATAAAGAAGACTACAAAGACTCTTACATAAAAGATTATCCTTTGTTTTTGACTAATCTTATGAAAGAGATATACCGAACCCTGGTTATGGGTGGTCAAGGTATTTTGTGGTTATGTTTAGATACCCTGAATACTGCTATTGACATATGCACTTCCCTAGGTTTTTCCTGTGGCTATCATCGTATAGGATCTTGGATAAAACCAACTTCCTACGGTTGCCAATCCCAAGTTCCTCATATACTTCTAGCACAATCAATGGAATTTTTTATCTACTTTACAAAAGGCCAAAACTCTAAACTTAATATTCCCGGGTCTCTTAACCATTTCAGTTATAAACCTGTCCCTCCTTCATCTAAAATCCATCCCACGGAACGACCAATAGAACTCATCCAAAACATTTTGGATGTTTTTGTTGGCGCCGGGAGTAGAGTTATCGTTCCGTTTGCAGGTAGTGGAAACACTCTTCTTGCTTGTGCTAATCTTAAAATGTCTGCAATTGGATTTGACCTATCTAAATCTTACCGAGATGGTTTTATTACCCGTGTGTATGAACAACCTTACCAAAACTACAGGAGTTACACTCATGACAACAGAGAAGTTTGTTGAACTTTTTAATGCTCAAATAAAATCCTGTAAAGATATCCTCATAGATAGGGCATCTGTTTACGCACCTAACCAAGACAGACTAGAAAACTTCAAACAAGCCGCATTATTGCAGTCTTGTACTCCTGTTACTGCTCTTGGAGGAATGCTGGCAAAACACATCATAGCAATATATAGTTTTATTTCCTCCCAAGAATCCAATATTTTTGTTTCTCCTGAACAATGGAAAGAAAAAATAACAGACTCTATTAACTATCTTATCCTGCTTTCTGCTTTGCTTGAGGAGTCTTCTAATGTCTAAAGATCTTTGGTTTTATTCTATTGCTCTTGCCGTAAGTAAACAAAGTAAATGCCTTAGCCGACAAATAGGCGCAATACTAGTTAGAGACGATTCAGTAATTGCGCAAGGTTATAATGGGCCAGCTAGAGGTATTCCACACTGTGATACAAGGCATATAATAGACCCACACCTTTACAACACAAATATGGTTTTTTCTGGGGTACGCTGTCCTCGCCATGATCTGGGCTTTAACTCGGGTGAAGGCCTGCATTTATGTATTGCTGCTCATGCTGAACGAAACTGCATTGCGAATGCAGCAAGAAATGGTGTGTGTACTCTTAACACTACTATGTATCTTACTTGCGAAGTACCTTGTAAAGATTGTCTAAGCGAAATAATTAACGCAGGAATAACTGAACTAGTCGTAACTTCTAAGGACGGTTATGACAGTATGGGTGAGTTTATTCTTTCGCACAGTGATCTGGTAGTTAGAGTATATGGGGATAAGTTATAATTGCCTAGGACAGATTTTGACCTAGGCAAACTTAATTTTAAGGCAAACTAGAACCTAACATGTCTTTTATGAGGCTCATATGTCATTTGATATAAATTCCATTTTTGTTCCGGGTGAGGGTCCTAAGGATGCTAAGATAGTTTTTATTGGTGAGGCCCCAGGGACCCAGGAAGCGAGATTACTTAGACCTTTTGTAGGGCCTTCAGGACAGCTGTTCGAAGATTGCCTGAGAAAAGCCCTAATTAATCGGAAAGATTGCTATGTGACTAACGTCATAAAAGAACAACCACCAGGTAATAACATAAACTTGTTTATAGATCTATCTAAAAAAACTCCTAAGATATCCGCGCGTGCTCAGGAATATCTGGATATCCTGTATAGCGAATTAAACGAACTTAGCCCGAATGTTCTGGTTCCTGTAGGAAGAATTGCCTTATTTGCTCTAACTGGACTAAAAGAAATAACCAAATACCGCGGGTCTATCTTGTCATCTAATACCCAAACAAAAAGCAGGAAAACTATCTCAATATTACATCCTGCTTCGGCATTACGCGAATATACTTATAGGCACCTAATATTCAGTGATCTACTCAAAATAAAAGAACAATCTAACTATCCTGAGATATCTCTTACTCCACGAACCATACTAACTAAACCCGCTTATTGGGAAGTTATTAATTTTCTCACCACACTTAAAACCTATTCTTATTGTTGTTTGGACATAGAAATCTTTAACAACTATGTATCTTGTTTGAGTTTGGGAAATGATTTTGTTGGATATATGAGCATTCCATTTATGTATAATGGATCAGATTATTTTACGAAGGCTGAAGAACATGAAATATGGGTACTTATATCTGATATATGTGCTGATCCAAAGATAACCAAACTAGGCCAAAACATTATTTTTGATGCAACCTTTCTCATGTCAAAATATGGCATATATATATCACCTCTTGCTGATACTATGATAGCTCATGGTATAGCTTATCCAGAATTACCCAAAGGCCTAGACTATCTTACTAGTGTATATACAGACGTACCTTACTATAAAGATGAGGGGAAAAAATGGTTTAAGCTGGGTGAGGGTTCCTGGGAATCTTTCTGGGAATACAATGCCAAAGACTCTGCTGTTTTACCTGAGATACACAGTAAGCTAGTCAAAACCCTAGAAAAACAAGGTAACATGCCTGTATATGAGCGAACTTTAAGGCTTGTAGAGCCTTTGATCTATATGCAACAACGTGGAATCTTAGTAGACATGGAGGGTCTTACTAAAGCCAACGATAAGGCAACAGAAGATTTAGCACAATTTAATGAGGAGTTTATTAAAGAATGTGGTTTTGAATGCAATCCACAAAGCCCAAAACAACTAAAAGAACTTTTTTATGAGCACAGAGGACACCGCCCATACGTAAATCGCACGTCAGGAACAGTAACAACCAATAATGATGCCTTAAAAAGACTATCAAGACTTGGGGATAATGCAGCAAAAATTCTCCTAAAGATACGCAAACTATCTAAGCTTCAGTCTACCTACTACAACATAGGAATAGACCCAGATAATCGATTACGATGTTCTTACAACCCTGTGGGTACATCAAGTGGCCGTCTTAGTAGTTCTCAAACTATTTTTGGAACTGGTGGAAATATGCAAAACTTACCACCTAAATTCAAGAAATTTTTGAGATTTGATCCGGGCTATATTGGCTATCAAATAGACTTAAGCCAGGCAGAAAATCGGGTAGTTGCATATATTGCACCTGATATTATGATGCAAAAAGCCTTTGAGGAAAACCTAGATATACATAGTCTTACAGGTTCCTTAATAAGTGGCCTCTCGTATGAGGAGGTAAAGGCCCAAGATAAAGAAAACATAAAATGCGATATCGGAGGTGGGGTATATTCTTGGAGATTCTGGGGCAAAAAAGCTAATCACGGCCTAAACTACGGTCTAGGCTATAAGACTTTCTCATTTTATTATGAGATTCCCGAGAATGAAGCAAGATTTATTGTTAATCAGTATCATAAAGCCTACAAAGGTATCCAACAATTTCATTCGTGGGTACGTATGCGTCTATCCAGGTCACGTACCTTAGAAAACTGCTTAGGACGTAAGAGGCTTTTTCTGGGTAGATGGGGCGAGGAATTATTTAAGGAGGCATATAGTTATATTCCTCAATCTACTATAGCAGAAAAACTTAACCTTGATGGGGTGTGCTTTACTTATTATAATCCAAACTTTTCTAAGGTAGAACTCCTAAACCAGGTTCACGACAGCATATGGTTTCAAATTCCTATGTCTGTACCTTTAGAGACCCATGCTGAAATAGTACTTGCTATAAAATCCGAACTAGAGTCTCCCTTATACTGGAACAATACATCTTTTAGCATCCCTGCTGACGTAGAAGCAGCAGTCCCTGGTGGTAATCTAGCTAAGTATGACCCCAAAACCAATCCAGAAGGTTTGCGTAAAATGCAGGCAACCAATACACTAACTTTGTATAACCAACTAAGGGAATTAGTAGAATGCTGCCAGAACGTAGTCGATTAGTTCCTGACTGGATAGAATCCTATCTAGAGGCAACCGACAATACAGAACCACCTATTCTCTATCGTACTTGGACTGCGGTTAGTGTTATTGCTGCTGTTTTACAGCGAAAAGTATTTCTTGAATGGCACACAAGAATATTTCCTAATATGTATATTGTTCTTGTAGGCCCACCTGGACGTTGCCGTAAAGGTACAGCAATGGTACCAGTCCAAAAAATGCTGAGGGATCTTGGAATAAAGATGGCAGCTGAAGCCACTACAAGAGAAGCCTTGATCCGAGCATTACGTAATAGCAGCAATATGCACCCTAATCCTATGACTGGCGTAGTAGAAAACCACGCCTCACTAACTATCTTTAGTAAAGAACTAACTGTTTTTCTGGGCTATAACAATCTCACACTTATTAGCAACCTCGCTGATTGGTATGATTGTGATGATTTATGGACATACACCACCAAAACCCAAGGAACAGACGAAATAATGGGTGTGTATGTTAACCTTATAGGTGCTACTACACCCGAACTTATACAAAGTTCTCTTCCTCTTGATGCTATTGGTGGTGGTCTTACAAGTAGAATAATCTTTGTTTACGAGGAAGACAAAGCAAAGAAATGCCCAGCCCCATTCTTGACAGCAAAAGAAAAACAAATGTTTGAGGATCTTCGTAATGACTTAGAGCAGATACATATGTTTGTAGGGGAATTCAAGTTTAGTGAGTCATATCTAAACCATTGGGTAGAATGGTACATGACTCAGGATAAAGGAATAGAATTCACTGACCCGAGAATGGCAGGATATTACGAAAGAAGGCCAATACACATACTAAAACTCAGTATGATCTTAAATGCATCACGCACTAACATGATGGTGCTCGAAGAACAAGACCTAAAAAGAGCAATAAAACTTCTAGAATTTACTGAAAGCCGTATGCCTCTCACTTTTATTGGCGTAGGTCGAAGTAAACACGCAGATACACTAAGCAGGATTCTTAACTTCATCCAGTCACGGCCTGCTACCACTAGAAGTGAGATTCTACAAACATTCTATCGTGACTTGGATGTTGCAACATTTGATACTATAATTCAAAACCTTATATGCATGAAAGCCATAACCATGGAACGTACTGGTAACTCGGATCCATTAATTCGAGTAATTCCTAATTCACCAGCAGTTAGAAACATACTAAGAAAGGACATTTAATGGACATCAAAGAAGAATACGCAAAGAAGATTTTAGATTATCTTGTTACGGAAGGCAAACTCACTGAAGAAGACCTTAAAAAAGTAAAATCAGCTATTCCTTCTCCTCTTGTTGAGGATGCTATGCGTATAATACACGCATTATGCTGTATTAGGCAACATGACACTACCGACGATCCATTTATTCCGTACTGTGATTTTTAT